CCGATTGGCCGCTGGCTGGCCCACGATCCGACATGGCGCAAAAACTATTTAGCGCGCGGGATTTGGGAAGCTCAGCAGCAAAATCTGGTCGAACCCGTCCCGCAGGGTGACCGCGTGTGCGCCGTGAATGGGCGCAGAGCGTGTGTCTGGCGGCTGCGAAGTTTGTAGCTTACTAAACATTAGCCGCTTCCAAGTTATTTTTTGGGGGCGTGTCGATTTTGGTTGACCGTAGCCGCTACGCATGAGATAGTAAGCGCATGGCTAAGAAATACTACATCAGGGAAAACGCATCGCGCCGTTCCGCTCCTGAGTTTCGCCAGATGGCAATTGATGAACTTCCGACGCTTCGTGCTGCGAAGGATGCGGCAAAGGCGGCGGTTGAGGCAAAGCGACGTGAGCTATTGGCCGTGCCTGAATATGTGGCGCTGACGGCAGAAGCGAAGCGCACGATGGATGAGTTGGACGCTGCCGCTCGTAAAGGCCGCTACTTCCGCTACGCCGTCGTTGAGGATGGCGGATGGTGCACCATTTTTAAAAGTGAGCACGACTCAGCGGAATCGGCAAAGGCCGCTCTGCGCGAGTTGAAAAAGGCGGCACTGTGAAAGCTGCCGACAAGCGCAAACTCTTTCAGCAGTTAGGACGTGCAGGTGGCTTAGAGCGCGCGGCCCGTATGACCAAGCAGCAGCGGAAAGACAGCGCCAAGAAAGCCGCCAAAGCCCGTTGGTCCAAAGTGAAGCCCCAGGGCACCCAGGAGCCGAGGTAGCCGCAGATGGCGACAAGCAGTATCGAATGGACTGACCGGGTTTGGAATCCGGTTACTGGCTGCACAAAGGTGAGCCAAGGTTGTAAGAATTGCTACGCCGAGACGATTGCGAATCGCCGCTTGCCGCATGGCGGGTTCACGGATCGTCCATTCACGACGGTGCGGACGCATGGCGACAGGCTGACGCAGCCGACGAAGTGGCGCAAGCCGTGCCGCGTGTTCGTGAACAGCATGAGCGATCTGTTCCACGAGGACGTTCCTGAGTTCTTCATCGACTGCGTGTTCGCGGTGATGGCTGTGGTGAATCAGCACACGTTCCAAATCCTCACGAAGCGGCCAGAACGGATGTTGGCGTATCTGTCAGCGCGTTCGCGTTCCGCGCAGCCTTGGAAGGACGCCGCCCGCACGTTCGGCTATGCGATGGAGTTTGAGGGTGTCTCGTTGGTGCGGTTTCCGCTTCCGAACGTGTGGCTCGGCGTGTCGGCTGAGAACCAAGAAACGGCAGACGAGCGAATCCCGCGTCTACTTGAGACACCTGCGGCGGTTCGATTCGTGAGCTACGAGCCGGCGCTTGGGCCTGTGGACTTCTCGCAACATCTCGGCATCGCTGACAACCATGACGATCTGCGCGGTTTGTTGCACTGGGTCATTGTTGGCGGCGAGAGCGGCCACGGCGCGAGAGCATGCGACCGGCGATGGATTTACAGCACCATCGACCAATGCAAAGCGGCAGGCGTGGCCGTGTTCGTGAAGCAGCTCGGCGCACGTTCAATCATCGACGGCGTTGAAACCACGGCGATTTCAGAGCGTGACGCCAGACTGAAACTCGCATCGTCAAAAGGCGGCGACATGACGGAATGGCCTGACGAATATCTGCGTGTTCGTGAGTTTCCAACGGAGGCCGTCCTATGACCGCCCCTCGTCCCACGCCCGAGAGACTGAGTGAATCGGAAAAGGCAACGCTGGCCGCTGGCATGGCGAAGCATGAGACGCAGAAGGCAGCATCGGCCCGTCTGCGGTATCTGGAAGATGAACTACCCACGCTCGAAGAATGTCGGAGGCGGCTGCATGCGGTCGTTGAGCATCTCGTGGTGAATCTGCATCGGTTGGATGCTGTCGGCACCGAATGTCTGAACATTTGCAGCACTGATCGGGCGCTCTCCCCCTCGTCCCCGGACGACGCGACGACAGAAAAGGAATAGGCCAATGGTGAAGGTTGGAGTGTTGTTTGCGCTGATGCCGTGTTGGATGGCGGTCGGTTTCTTTCTCTGCATGGCGATTAACGCTCAACGCCGCTTGTTTCGCATCATCTACCGCATCAAGACGATGGACTTGGCGGTGATCGCACAAGGCGCTGAGATTACCTGCGGCGGCGTGAAGTGTTTCACCACGGCTGAAATTGCGGTGCGAGTGCCTAGGCCGGACGACGCGACGGGAAAGGAATAGACGATGCGACTGAACTATTGCGATGACGAGGATTTTCCGGGTCAGTTCATGCTGTGGCAAGCGAACTGTCACCGCTCGGTGAATGGCAAGAAAGGCCAAGCGTTCTTGCGTCGTGTTGAGGCCGCGCTGTTGGCGATGCCAGAGAAGCGGCTCATTCGTGAGGCCATCGTCGAAGCGGACGGCGACGTGTGCGCGCTAGGCTCGGTGGCGGTGCACGAAGGCAAAGAGGTATCGCCGGAGTTGGACTACGACCCCGAGGACTTCGGCATGAAGTTGGGAGCGCCACGGCTCGTCGCGTGGAGGCTCGTCGAAATCAACGACATTCAGTGCGACTACGATTATCTGACCGCGCAAGGGCCCCTACCGATCAATCGCGGCGGCTTCTCCGGCGCTGGTTACAGCGTTCGCGTGAACGTGACACCGGAAGAACGTTACGAGCGCGTGTTGGCGTGGGTGCGATCACAGCTTCACGTGGTGGCATCAGAGCGCGAGACGACGTAGACCATGAGCGCCAACTTCTACGTTCGCCCGTTGCCGAAGAACCCTGGTAAGTCGCTGTCAGTTGTCAGTTCGTTTCGAGAGGTGCTAGAGGAAGCGTTCGGCGAAAATCTTCCGATGGTGCTGGATCACAATTCAGTGCCGACGCTGAAAGGCATGGCAGCCGCCGACAAGGGTCTCCGAGAAGCCATTGGTATCATCTGTGACCAGATCGACGCGCACGATGAGGTGGAAATCCGTGTCGAATACTAGGGGCCTCTCTCCACGCGGACTCACGCGTCCCTCTCAGCGGACGGCGAAGCGCAGGACGCGCCAGCAGAAAGCGCAGGACTACATCAACGCAAACGCGACGACGATCATGTTGCACGCGGCGTATTTGCGGTGGGGATTACCGACCGCGTTGTTGAACGGCCAGCGGCTGACGCCGCGAGGGAGCAGAGGATGACGAATCTGAGTTTCATGCTGCGCGCCTATTGCCAGAAGCACGACGTGACGGTGCGCGACTTGGCGAAGGCGACGGGCATCAGCATCGCCACGATTTCACGGATTCAGCGCGGACACGCGATGGACGCCGACACGATGCTGAAACTGCTGACGTGGATGATGCGAGGGAGCACGTAGATGAGCGACGAGACGATTCGCAAGACGATGGATGAATTGGTTCGCAAACGGAAGGCCCGGACGAACGCCGAGATTGCGGCGAAGCTGCGGAAGTTCGCGGAGGTGCTGATCGGCGCGACGAACCCGGACGACCCGCGAAGCGAAGTAGACGCCGCCGATCTGATCGACGGCTCCGACATCGACGCGATCATTGACGCCGCAGACCGACTCACGAAGGTGACGCGATGACCGCCCCGGCCTCGTCGCTCACCCACGCGCTGCGGGCGCTGGGACAGAAGGTGCGCCAGATGTCGGCAGAGTTCAGGGAGCACGGCGCTGCTGAGAAAGACGGCGACGAATATGAGTGCGGGCATTCAGCCGCGTCGTTGGGCGCGCACGTTTCGATGGATTGGATTGCCGACGAACTCGACGCCCTCCTGCGCCAGAGGGAGGGGACGGAGCCAATCGTTCGACTACCAGACGCCGCGCAGTCCGTGCTGAATCAGATGGTCGCCCGAAGTGATTACGAGGGGACGGAGCCAGCGCCGACGCCAAGCGCCCATGTTCCCGGCAACCGCATTCCCGCGCACGAGCAGATTCCATCACTGTTCGAGGTGCAAGAGGGCGGCTACTGGATCATCAAGGCGCGATGTGAGTGCGGAGCGTCAGACGAATGGCGTCAGTTCACGCCGACGCTGGCAACCGAATGGCACGCCGAACACAAGGCCACGGTCTACGGTGAGCCGGTCGCCGCGCCCCCGACGCCGGAGAGCCGCGAGTGATTCATTATCACGGCCTCCCGATCACGCCAGCGACAGCCGCCGAGGTTGCGATTCGGGCGGGTCATGCGTTCGTGTCGTTCGCGCATCCTGGCCAGATGGGTTTGGCGGTGGCCGGGTGTCAGTCGTTCGCGCTCGATAACGGCGCGTTCTCGGCGTGGCGGTCAGGTCAGGCTGTGACGGATTGGTCGGCGTTCTATGAATGGGCGGCGGCTGGCAAGCGGCAACCGGCATGTGACTTCGCGGTCATCCCAGACGTGATCGACGGCAGCGAGGCCGACAATGACGCGCTGTTGGCCGAGTGGCCGATGCCGAAATGGTTCGGCGCTCCGGTGTGGCATCTGCACGAATCGTTCGACCGTCTTTCGCGTCTCGTCGCGGATTGGCCGCGTGTCTGCTTTGGCAGCTCTGGCTCGTTCGCGCAGATCGGCACGTCGGCGTGGTGGGCACGGATGAATCAGGCGATGCGCGTGATTTGTGACGACGCCGGCCATCCGGCCGCGAAGATCCACGGACTGCGGATGCTCGACCCCGACGTGTTCACGAAGTTCCCTTTCGCGTCGGCTGACTCGACGAACATCGGTCGGAACATCGGCATCGACCAGGCGTGGCACGGTCCCTACGCCCCGCCGACGAAAGAGAGCCGCGTCCAGTTGATGCGGTCACGGATCGAAGCGCACAACGCGCCATGCCGCTTCGCGTTCGGTGCTGAGCAAGTCGATTTACTAGCGGAGAGGTCAGGACAATGAGCGAGACGACGATTCACCCGATGGACGTGAACTGCGCTGACTGCGGCCACGCCAGAGGTCATCACGCGAACGGCTTGCGAGAATGCGGCTGTATCGACTGCACCTGCGTGGCTTATGTGGCCCCTGCGGCCGCCCCAGCGCCTCGCCATGACCTGCAAGACGCGCTGGATAATTTGCCGCCTGCGCCGACCTCTCGTCTCTCGACGGCGAGAGTGGAGGAGTTGAAGCGCGCCCTGTTCGACGTATCTCCGGACATGGGCGTCGATGAGTTTCAGTGGGGCATGCTGCCGCTCACAGTTGGCGAAGTGCGCGAGTTGCTGTCCCTCCGCGACGAATTGGTAACACTGAAGCGGGAGCAGAACAAAACACACGACACATTGTGGAAGCTGCGAACCAATTCAGGGGTGCGCGACTGGCCGGAGGATGCCGAGCACGAGAACGGCTGCTACCGAAATACCTGCATCACCTGTAACGAGGGATTCAACGGGCATAAACGTCGCGTTCTCTGCCGTGTCTGCGATGATCCCGTCGTGTCGGCCCTCCGCGCCGCACGAGAGGAAGCCGAGCGGTTGCTACAAGATGCACTCTGTGGTGAAGGCCCAAACTGTTGTCAGTCGTGCGACGACATCCGCGCCTTCCTGACGAAAGAGAGGACGTGATGACGGCAATAGAGTTGGTGAAAGAACTCCGCGACGAAGCGGACGCGCTGTTGATGGGACGGAGCGGTTCAATCCTTGGTCGTCAATCTCGCGCCGAAGTGCTGCGTCTCGCCGCTGACCGGATTGAGGATGCCAACGCAGAAGCGTTCGCCGTGAATCACGACGCGCCAAAACCAGAGCGGCGGATTCATGAGAGGTTTCAGGCCATTCTTAATGGTGGCACCGCCCGTCCAGAGGAGGGGAAGAATGGCTGAGCCAATGACACCCAAGCGATTAGCGGAGATCGCAGACAGTTTACCCAAGGCGGGGACGGTGCCAGACGAATGGCTAGCAAATCCGTTGACGATTGGCGAAATGCGCCAACTGGTCGCAGCAGCCCGTCCCGCCCCTCCCCCCGAGCCGCAGGCGGGGAGCGATACGCCGTGGCGGGTAGGCGAGAAGTCTCCACACCCGCTTCAGGGATGGACGATTTACAGAAGCGAAACGCCTGAAAACTCCAGCGGAGGCGTCACAGTTTCCATCAAGCATGGGCCACTGGCCTTCGCGTGGTCGAAAGCGGTTGCCGAGCGCATCGTCGCCGCCGTCAACGCGGAAGCTACGCTACGGCGTATTGAGAAATCCGCACGAGCACTGAAGATCGAGGATTTGCTCAACCCCGGCAACCCGACATCTGAGCTATTGAACGACCTTCGCGCCTTTAACCTGCTGGCCGAAGCGCGTATAGAGTTTGCCAAGCTCGAATCCCGTCTCCGCGAGGTCGAACAGGAGCTTCATGAAATCAGGTCGCGGCTTGCGCGTGAGGCTGACATCATGGAGCAAAAGTTCGCTGATGTTGACCGAAGGGACTGGGGACACGCTAGGGCACATGCTCTCGCGGTATTGAAGGCCCACACGGCGGCGCTTCGTGTCATGGCGAACGGCGAAGTTCCTGTTACGCTCTGGCGGCAACGCTTTGAGAAAGCCACGGCTGATAACGCCCAGTTGGAGCGTGAACGCGATGAGGCCCGCGAGATCGCGCGAGTGAGAAGTGCGGACCGACAGAACCATGAAGCTGGATGCCTTTGCTCTCCAATCTGCCGAACCATCGCCTCGTGGCCGTCCTCGGGGAAGGCGTAGGACATGGTAAACTGTCCTCCCATGACGCCTGAGACTGCGCCGGCCATTGATCCACGACTTGAGTTGAACCGTCTCAAGAGCATGGGCAATGGGTGTTAGGGTAGATGCCTGTGGTAAAAATCCCCCTTATCACTTTCCTACTTCTGACTCATGCCTAAGACCGGTAAGCCGATGGGTCGCCCGAAGGGGTCTGTCGCTGCCCACACGGCCCTAGAACGCGCGAACAAGGAGGCCATGAGGCTGGAACTGCGCGAGCGTGTGGCGAAGGCCTTCGGGCCGATGATCGACGCCCAGATCGCCTCCGCGCAAGGGATCAGCCACTTCATGAAGCGCGATCCCAAGACAGGCAAGTTTGAGCGCATCACCGAATTAGCCCAAATAGAAGCTGCGTTGAATGCCGAAGATGCGGAAGAAGGGTCGAGCTATTGGATTTGGACGAAAGACCCCAGCACCGCTGCGTGGACGGACTTAGCCAACAGAGCCATCGACAAGCCGATTGAGCCGGTCGAAGTGGAACATTCCGGTGGTGTGGACTTCCGATGGAAAGATGACACCGAGAAATAGGCGTGGCTGACCGCCAGACCATCACGATCGAATACGCGCCTCGGAATTGGGCCAAGCGCCTGCATGCCTCTAAAGCGCGTTGGGCCGCGTTAGTCCTCCATCGTCGCGCCGGCAAGACGACAGCGATCATCAACCACCACCAACGGGCTGCGCTCGATGACGGATGGGAGATGCGCCGACTGCGGCACTTACTCCCTGAGGCGTCCGAGGACACGCTGCGGCCGTTGCTCAAGAACCGCGTCTATTGGCATGTCATGCCGAGCTACAAACAGGCAAAGACGGTTGCATGGTCGATGTTGAAAGAGTTTGCGCGTCCCGTGCCTGGGCACAAGCCGAACGAGTCGGAACTGCTTATTACGTATCCGAACGGCAATAAGATTCAGTTGATTGGTGGCGATTCACCGGACTCCTTGCGTGGCCCTGGCCTATCAGGACTCAGCCTGGACGAATATAGCCAGATCCCCGGCGAAGTGTTCACAGAGGTGCTAAGTAAGGCACTCGCTGACCATCTCGGCTATGGCATTTTCTCCGGCACGATCAAAGGCACAGACCAGCTCTATCAGACCTACCAGGCCGCCAAAAACGACGCCGAATGGTTTGCGCTCTGGCAGAACGTGGACATCAGCCTTGCGACCGAGGCGGGCCCGACGCTGTTGGCGCTGTCCCGTGCGATGGAAGATGACCGCAAACTGATCGCTAAGGGCCTGATGACCCAGGCCGAATACGATCAGGAATGGTTCCTAAGCCCAGAGGCCGCGATTAAGGGCGCATGGTATGCCAAGGAAATGAGCGAAGCGCAGACTGATGGTCGCATTCGTTCCGTCCCATATGACAAGGCCCTGCCCGTCGATACGGATTGGGACTTGGGAATTGCCGACAAGATGACGATCTGGTTCAGCCAGACGCTTCGCAGCGGGGAAGTGCGCCTGATCGACTACTACGAGGCGGACGGAGAGGGTTTTCCGCACTACATCAAAGTTCTACGGGATAAACCGTATGTGTACGGCCAACATTGGGCGCCCCACGACATTGCCGTGCGTGAGCTGGGTACCGGCAAGAGCCGTCTCGAAGTGGCCGCGGCGCTCGGATTGAAGTTCCAGGTGACGCCGGTTTTGCCGCTTGAGGATGGGATCGCCGCCGTGCGGTTGTTCTTAAGCAAATGCTGGTTCGACACCGAGCGCACCGCTGTTGGTCTGAACTGCTTGAGAAACTACCGCAAGGCGTTTAATAGCCGGCTAAATGAGTTTACGGGGACGCCGGTCCATGACGTGTATTCGCATGGGGCTGATAGTTTTCGCGGACTCGCCGTGCGTCATCGAGTCCCGCGCCAGAAGCCGCAAGCGCAGCCCGTCGTGACCTTTCCACAGGGCAGCGGCGGCTGGATGGTTTGATCCAGTCAGGTAATTGACATTCTCGCGTCAATTTATTGACAAACGTGGTAGCATCACTCAGGTCGAATGCCTGAGCGCCGTCGCGTCCTCGATGCTGTTTGTGCCTTCTGTAAGCGGGTAATTCGCCGCGCTGAGCAGCCGGACCCTGACGACATTACCCAGCTCACGGCAGAAATTGTGGCCGATGGGCTCCTGCCGTTCGATTACGAAACCCCGAAAGTCCTGCCTGTCGTTCAGTCCCACAGCCACGCGTGTCCAAAGAGGGCGGCGTGAAGGACAAATTTGCCGGGTCTCGCTTACCGGATCTGCCCACGGCGGGCTATGCCACTCAGCGCGAACGCGAACTCACGGACGCGGTGATGTTCTTCCTGCGTGGCGCCGAACGCGACCGCTTGTGGTTGCTGTCGATGGTCTGCGACGGCAAGGACAAATTCCGCACGGTCATGATGAAGGCGTGGAAGTACTTGAAAGCCGACACGGAACTTGTCGATAGCGTGTTTGGCTATCTCGAGTTGTTGGCCGGCGAGTTTCCCCACCTCCAACGCGACGAACTCCTGAGACTTGGCCAGATGTCGGCCGTCCAAAAGATTCGCCACATCACCGGCATGGAACGTCGCAATTAATGGCCTACGCGGACGAGCCGGAACGCACTGAGAGCGGTGATCCCATCGTGATTGAGGGCTTGCGCCGGTTTCGTATCTGCGCGGAAGCCGAAGAGGCGCAACGGAAGTCGATCCTGGCTGCTAAGAAGTTTCGTGCGCTCGAGCAGTGGGATGACGCGGTCAAGATTCAGCGCCAAGGCGGTCCTGCTATTACGGGGGTGGCGGCACAGCCCCAACGGCCATGCCTCACGATTGATCGCCTGTCCCAGCCCGTCCGACAAGTCAGTAACACCATCAAGAACGCGAACATCACCGCCTCAGTCTCGCCGAATGGCGGGAAATCGACCAAGGAAGAAGCGGAGATCCTGAAGGACTGGATGCGGCGCGTCCAGAACGACGCCCGCGCGGAGGCCCCGATCGAATGGGCCGCGGATGGGGCCGCCGAGGGCGGGATTGGCTGGTTTCGTCTGAGTACGGATTACGTCGAACACACGGTGAGCGAGGCGGTATTTGACCAGGACGCGAAACTCTCGCGGATCACGAACAATCTGACGGTCTATTGCGACCCATGGGCGAAGATGCCGACGCGGCGCGATGCGCGGTTCCTGTTCGTTACGGATGATCTCCCTAGGGACGAATACAAGCGCGTCTACAAAGATTCAAAGCTCTGTCACATGGACGAGTTTCGCGGGACCGGTGATGGCGACGGGTGGGCCACAGAAACGACCGTTCGGGTCGCGGAGTACTGGCATTGCGAGTACGACGATGTACGTGTGGTCCAGACCATTGACGGGCAGATTTACGCCGACACGAATGACCACAACATTCCCAAGATCCCCAAAGATCTCAAGAAAGAGCAGATCAAGCATGACCGGACGATTCAGCGTCCGCGCTACGTGTGTTCGATCATCAACGCCGTCGAGGTGTTGAAGGAATACACGTGGATGGGATCGCGCATTCCGCTCTTTCCAATTTTGGGCGAAGAGTTGAATGTGGACGGCAAGACGATTCTCCGTGGCGTGATTCAGCCGGCCATGGATGCCCAACGGATGGTGAATTACACCTATTCCGCGGCGATCGAGACGGCCGCACTCGAGCCGAAAGCGCCCTGGGTCGCCACGTCGGCCGCAATTGGCAATTACAAGGCCATGTGGCAGACGGCGAACGTCGCGAATTATTCGGCACTCTATTGGGACGAATACCCCACAGACGGCTCACTGGTTGGGCAGAAGAACTCGCCGCCGTTCCGGACGCCAGCGGGCGCTAACATCGGCGCGTTTGTCGAAATGATGAGCCGCTCCGAAGAGGCGGTGAAATTCACGACCGCCATCTTTGACCCGTCGCTGGGCAACATCAACCCGCGTGAACAGAGCGGGAAGGCCATTCAGGCGCTTCAGCAGCAGTCTGAGCATGCGAACGGTAATTTCCTGACCAATACGCAGATGACCGTGTTGGATCTAGCGACGGAAATGGTCTACATCGCCCCGAAGATCTTGGATCGGCCTGGACGGGTGCTCTCGGTCCTTGGGATCGACGATAACGCGCGCCACGTGATGTTGGGGCAGCCATTCAAAGAAGGTCAAAACGGACAGCCGGAGCCCATGATGGGTCCGAACGGACAGCCGATGACGCCCGAGCAGATGCAGACGCTCGAGGCGGGCATGGCGAAGTTCTACGACCTCAGTAAGGGCAAGTACGGCGTGACGGTGAAAACCGGCAAGTCGTATCTCACGCGCCAACAGGAAGGGTCGGATGCGATGGGCGCCTTGATCCCGAATCTCCCGCCCCCGATGGCCGCCGCGATCACGCCGAGTTTCATTAAGACGCTTGATTTCCCGGATGCCGAAAAGATCGCGGATATCGCCCAGCGGACGCTCCCGCCAGAGCTCCAAGGCGACGGCAATAACGAGCCGATTCCGCCTGCGGCACAAGCCATGATCCAAGGCCTGAAACAGCAGATGGGGCAGATGCAGCAGGAACTCCAAAAGGCCAATGCTGGAATTCCCGCGAAGCAGCTCGAAGTAGAAGGCCGACTGAGACAGGCCGAAATGGACATTGCGTCCAAGGAACGGCTCGAACTGGCGAAAATCGAATCCGCGGAGCGCATCGCGGCCTTAGACAACCAGACGAAGTTGCTGATTGCCGACAAGCAGATCAGCGTCCAGGCCGCCAAAGTGATGGCCGAAGTGGACCGGACGCTTGCGGATCAGGCCGCGTCGGAGGCCGCGCACGGCCGAGAGCAAGCGCATGAAGTGGGGATGGCGCATCTGACCCACGCCCAAGAACTCTCGAAATTAGACAAGACTCACGAACAAAATATTGACAGTGTCAATAAAGTGGCGCAGACTGAGGCTCAATCGTGAGCGACCCTCTTGCCCCGTCTGCCGATTCGCTGGCGCCCCAGCACGAGATTGAATTACCCAATGGTGTCGTCGTGGCCGGCATGGGCGGCGATCCTGAACTGATCCAAGAGCAGATCGAAGATCGGCAGGAAGAGCGCAAGACGGGCCTCACGAAGGCCCCCGAAACACCTGCACAACAGAAAGAAGCCGGGATTGAATCCGGCAAATCGCGTCGTCGGCTCGCCCAAGAGCGCATCGACGAGGCGATTGGGAAACAGAAAGAGGCGGATCGTCGCGCGGAGGCCGCCGAGGCGCGGTACCGCGAACTTGAGCAGCGGATGTCTGCCAAGCCCACGGAGTCCGTCAAAGCTGAACCAGCCAAGGCCGTTGAACCCACGCGGCCGAAGCCCACGGAAGAGGAAGTCGGGACGAAATATCAGTCCTACGCCGATTTTGTCGAGGATCTCGCGGACTGGAAAGTCGAACAGCGCGAGGCCAAGACCAATCTCAAGCAAGTCATCGACGCCACGGTTGCTGAACGCATCGAAGCCGACCGGGCCTCTCGCAGCTTTATGGACACGGCCACCGCTATGGTGGAACGCGGCCGTAAAGTGTTCGCAGATTTCGATGCCGTGAAACAGAACGGGCCCGGGTCCCAGGTCAATTTGGGGCCGGAGAAGAATGCCGCGATTTTGCGGCTCCCGAACTCTGAGCGCGTAATTTACGAAGCGTGCAAAAGCGCGGAGGTGGCGAATGAACTCCTCGCCATCACCGACCCGATTGAATTCGGGATGCGTCTCGCACGGTTCTCGACTGAGGAACCCGCCGCCAAAGCTGCCCCGGCGAGTCCCAAGGTCCCGATGACGAATGCGGCGCCCCCTGTGCAGCCAGTGGGCACCAGTTCACGTACGACCCAACCATCGCTCGAAGAGCTCGCCGGTCACGCTATGGACGATTACGATAACTCCGGTTATCGGGAACGTCGCAAAGCGGAACTCGCCGCCGCTCGACGCTAAGTTGGTTCGTCCGTGACCGTGTGATCCAGACGCCTCGCGTTTGGGTGATGCGTAGCTCTCACGGTGCTGTATGGCGAATACGCTTCTCCATAACCAGATCATCACGCCTGAGGCGTTGGATGTCCTGGAGAACACTGATTCGGCGTCCCGAATCATCAATCGGAAATACTCGGACGATTTCAAGTTCGGTGGGGCCGTCCTCGGCCAGACGCTGAATATCCGCAAGCCGGCGCGGTTCATTGGTCGTCTCGGTCAGGCGGTCAACATCGAGGGCATCGCGGAGCAGTACGTGCCGCTCACGTTGGCCTACCAGCGCGGCGTTGACACGCAGGTGTCCACGCAGGACCTGATGCTGCGGATCAACGACTACCGAGAAACGGTGCTCGTGCCGCAGATTGCGCGACTGGCCAACCTGATCGACCAGGACGTGTGCTCACTGGCGCAGGGCCTGAACCAGTTCGTCGGTACGCCCGGTGTCACGCCATCGGCGCTCTCGACGTTCCTGGCGGCCAAGACGAAGCTCGACAACTCGTCGGCGCCGATGGACGGCAAGCGCAAGATGATCCTCAACCCGGCCGCGGAAGGCGCGATCGTGGACAACCTGAAAGGGCTGTTCCAGGCCTCTGAAGAGATCAAGCAGCAGTACCTCTCCGGGGAAATGGGCCGCACGATCGGCTTCGACTGGATGATGGACCAGAACGTGTACGTGCAGCAGGTCGGCACGTTCACGGGCGTGCCGCTGGTCGATGGCGCGAACCAGTCGGGTTCCTCGATCCTCACGAAGGGCTGGACCTCGGGAGACACGCTCAAGGCGGGTGACATCGTGACGTTCATTTCGACGTCCACGCCGGTCAACTCACTCAACATCCAGTCCTACCAGACCACGGGACAGCCGGCGCAGTTTGTCGTCGCGGCCGATTGCGTGGCCTCGGGTGGCGGCGCGATGACGATTCCGGTCGGTCCGGCGATTGTGGGACCGGCGAGCTCCACGCCGCAGTTCCAGAACGTCACGAACCTGCCGGCGGACAACACGCCCGTGTACGTCTACGGCGTGGCCTCCACGGGCTTCGCGGGGATCTCAGGTGTGCAGTCGCCGCAGAATCTCGCGGTCCACAAGGACTTCGGCACGCTGGCGATGGTCGATATGCCGTTGCCTGGTGGCACGGACAAGGCCTATCGGGCGGCGTCGAAGAAAACGGGTAACACCATCCGCGTCATCCGGGACTACGTGGCGACGACGGACCAGTGGATTCAGCGGTTGGACGTGCTCTACGGTGTCGCTGTGCTCCGTCAGGAACTCGGCGTTCGGATCGGAGGCTAACAATGTCACTCACAGTTACTTCGCTCAATGGGGCGGTCACGCAGAATGCCCGTCAGGTCAAACTGACGGCGTTCACGAACCCGTCCACGGGGGCCATCGGCCCGGACACCATGTTGCTTGTGGATGGCGAGGCGATGCGCGTGGCGGATGCCACGCTCTCTCCGACCCTCAGCGTGACCCGTGGCGACACGATCAACACGGCGACGTTTGCCGTGGCGCACAACACGTTGGCGCCCGTAATTTACGGGCTCACGTCGGATTTCTCCAGTGCTTTGGGCGTCTATGGCGTACCTGTGTGGAGTTACGGCGTGGATTCGACGATCACGAATCCGCAGGTGGACGCGACGATCTACATCGACAAAGCGACCGCGGCCGCGCTCACGCTCACGGACCCGAATGCGGACCAGAAGAACATCGTCCGGTTCGTGTCGCTGACGGCGGCGGCGCACACCATCACCTACGCGACGGGGTTCTACGACAACACGACCACCTCTGACGTGGCGACGTTCCCGGCCACGGCCGGCGCGGTGTTCACCATTCAGGCGGCCAGTGGCAAGTGGCGTCCGGTGGCGACGGCGGACGATGGCGTCCTGATCGGCTAGTGAAGTCTGGGGCTGGCCTCGGTGGCTGGCCCCACCTTTCACCTTTAGGAGACTTCACATGGCAACAGGACTTTCGACCATCACGTCACAGGGCGCCTTTGATGGCTCCGTGGCGGCACAGATCAACGGGAACTTCGCGGCGCTCCAGGGCATTGATGTCTGGGTGCGTCCACAGGCGGTCGTCGGGGAACAGACGGGGAGTTACGACAAGCCGTTTGCCACGATGTCCGCGGCGATGAAATACGCGACACCGGGACTCGTCGTCGGCTTGCAGGGCGTTTTGCGCGAGAACTTCGTGGCCCCGGCCATCAACGACATCACGATTGTCGGTCTCGCGGTGACCCCGCGGCAGTCCACCGATAGCGGCATTCCGAACGGCGGCAGTGCGACGTGGTTGTCACTCTCCACGCCCGCGGCGTCCTCGCTCGTGAAAATCGGCGGGACGTCGTCGGAAACGCATGTCTCGCAGGGCTGGACGTTCCGCAACATTTTCTTCAACAACGCGTCCACGACCAGCACCACGGCGTGTGTCGAGCTGTTGCGCGGCGATGGCTCGGGCGTCGATGTCGGCCGTGACGCCTCGCATGCGGCGTTCTACAACTGCAAGTTCACCGGCGGCAACTACGGCATCCTCGATCAGGGCGGCTGTTCGTTTGTCACGGTGAGCGGGTGCCAGTTCTATGGCTTTGCCGGCGCGGGCGACACGGCGATTAAGCAGGGCACGGCGACGAACGTGGCGTTGCCGCTCCAGTGGCAGATCGTGGGCAACCAGTTCTACAACAACTATGCCCACATCGTGACGCCGCTCTCGAGCGCCAACATCAACGGCAATCTGTTCGGCTGGAAGGGCTACAGCATCACGTCCACCGTGCAGGTGCACATCGACGGCGGCGGCAAGAACAACGTCGTGATGGGGAACTTCTTCCAGATCGACGAACCCAGCGGCACGGCGACGATGTTCGGCGGCGGCACGGATGACGGGTGGATCAATTACTACGCGTCCGGGCTGGTGGCCGGCGTGCCGATCTAGTCATGCCCGTGCTCTACGACGACACGCATGCGGTCAATCCATCGACCGTGTGCGTGGTCACGAAGGCCAATGCGGTGCAGCCGCCACCCTTTGAGTCGTTTTGGTATTTGGTGATTCAGTCCGGGGACGGCTCGCAGACGTTGCGGTGGACCGACGAAAGCCTCCGGGACGAGTTTTACAAACGGCTCATCGAAGCCATGGAGAAGTAAACCGATGTCGAATCCGCTTGATGCGCTCACGCCAGACAAAATCAACGAACTGCTCGCGCTGTTGGAGGCGCAGAAGGCGGGGACGCTCGGAACTCGGTCACCGATTCCGCAGCAATTGAAGGATCTGCGGGCGCCGCAGAGCGAAAAGGGCAAGCTCCATCGTCCCGCGTTCTCGTGGTCGGCGGATGCGGACCCGCTGGCGCCGCCGTATGTGCGTCAGGAGTTTCCAAAGCTGCTGTTTCATGCGCGGCAGGGCGAGATCGTCGTGGTGAACCAGGAGGCGCTGGAGGCCTTGGGTGACGGGTGGCAGGAAACGCCAGTTCAGAACGCCCATGTGACGCCGTATGACGCCGCGCGGGCGGAATTCGAGTCGCTGAGCGAAGAGGATCGGGCGCTGGTGCTCGAGCTACAGCGTGAGGCGCGGATCAAGCGCGTCCAGGCCGCGATGGCGGGTTTCTCGGACTCGGAATTGGCCTCGCTCAAGACGGCCACGTCGGATGTGTCACCGAAGCGCAGTCCGGGTCGCCCGAAAAAGACGGATGTCTAAATGGCCATCGCCCGCAGCATCATCTTCGGCGCCTTTTGTGAAATAGGCGTCTACCAGCCGAACGAAACCCTGACGGCGACCGATGCCCAGATTGGGCTCGGTCGTCTGCAGATGCTGCTGGATGCGTGGGCGGCCGAACAGGGTACCTTGGCGGTGTTCAACCCGCAGACCTACACGATCCCAGCGGGGGAGTTTGAATTCACGATCGGTGCCGGCGGGGATCTCAACACGCAGCGCCCGGTCTACGTGGACGGGATGAATTACGTCAATCCCGGCAGTTCGCCGGCTGTGGAAGTCCCGATGGCGCCTATGAGCAAAGAGCAATACATGGCGCTGTCGATCAAGGAATTGTCGTCCGGGTTGCCGCAGGAATATTTCTACAACCCGACGACGCCATTAGGAACGTTCACGATTTGGCCGGTGCCGGATCAGGACATAGACCTAGTGGTCTACGCCTCGTTGGCGGTGGCGCAGCCAGCGACGCTCAATGCGACGGTGGTCGGGCCTCCCGGGTACGCCGAAGCGATCCACTACCAGCTCGCGCTGCGACTCTGTAATCCGATGGGGCGGCCGATACCCGCCAATCTGCCACAGATGGCGAGCAGTGCGTTTCTCCGGATGCAGCGCCCGAATGCGGACCCCGGCCTCTTGGGTGTGGATGCGGCACTGGTGCCGATGTCGGGCGGCGCCTTCAATGTGCTCACCGGCAACTTTACGGGCAGTTCCAACTAGAAAGTGACGCGATGAATACGCAACCGCTCCCGACGAATCCCATGATTCTGCAGAACGCGCAAACGACCGGTAACGGCGGCGTGTTGATGCTCAATGGGCTCGTCGAACAACTCAATGTGTTTCTGTTTTCCACCGGCACGACCTCGGGCGGCACGGTCTCGATCGAAGAAGCCTATTGGGACCCAGCGAATCCACAGTTTTCCGGGACGTGGTCAGTTATCGCGGCTGTGAATGCCTCCACGTTTACC